GGCCGGTAAAGGATTTAACGGAAGTTGTGCAAGATTTCAATCTATGAGCATTGAAGGAATACACATTTTGAAAGAACAGTTAGAAAATCAAACGTATCGGATGAATCCGTATAATGAGTTCAAAATATATGAACCTAAAGAAAGAGTGATTAAATCATGTTCATTCAAAGATAAGGTTGTTCAACATTGCTTATGTGATGAGATTTTGCATCCAAGATTAACTAAAGAGTTTATCAGAACCAATTATGCCGGACAGATAGGAAAAGGAACTCTGTTTGGAATGGAGTGTTTAAAGGAACATATGGTGAGTTTTTATCAACAGTATGGACTTGAAGGATGGATATTGAAGTGTGATATTTCAAAATTCTTTTATCAGATAGATCATGATGTGTTGAAAGATATTGTAGATTACCATTTTTCTGATAAATACACCACCTGGATGAATCACTTGCTGATTGACAGTACGGGTTCTCCGGGACTCCCACTTGGCAATCAGGCGGCACAGGTATATGCACTGCTTATGCTGAATGGGCTAGATCATATGATTAGTGGTGAACTTGGTATCCGATATTATGGACGCTATATGGATGATTTCTATCTGATTTATCATAACAAAGGATATCTGAAATGGTGTCTTGGAGCAATTAAAGAAATAGTATCAAGCCTTGGCTTATCGTTGAATGGTAAAACACAAATTGTTCCGTTTAAATGTGGAATAGGTTTTACAGGTTTTCATCATTACATAACCTCTGATGGTAAGTACATTCGCAAGATAAAGGGAGAAAATAAGCGAAATATACGAAAACGTATTAGAGGGTGGATTAAATTAGTTAAGTCTGGAAGAATGACGGAGCGGAAATTCTTTGAAAAGTATAATGCGTGGAAGAACCATGCGTTGCATGGTAATTGCATTAAACTATGTTATTCGATGGATTTATATGTAAAAGAATTAATGGAAAGTGAGGAATAGAAATATGGCGAATGAAGTTGTAAAACAGGAGATGAACACTAAACTTTCCTACTATGCAAATCAGTATACAGGACTGATGGAACGTGATTTTAATGAACATGGACTACAGTTTGATGATTATTCCAAACAGTGCGTAATGGCTGGGATGA